TCAATTTGTCTTTCCTCGGGTATGGTTACCTTTATAATCGTTTCGGTTGTTCCTATCATCTCGGTGGGTATTAATTTTGAAGCAATTAGATAGAATTCTCTGGGGTGTTTCTTAGCGAAGGCTTCGAGGTTGTGGCTTTTATCCTCTTGTAGCTTGTTAAATGTGTTTAATACCGTTTCTTTTACCGTTTTGTTGAGCTTACCTATTGCCCCTTTGGGCCTTCCTTTAGGGTTTTGTACTTGCCCCTTTACAAATCTTGCCATATTTCCTTTATATTTCTTTTATTAATAGGTACAAAGGTACAAAGTTTTGCACAAAAAAAAAGCCTTGTAACTTAATACAAGGCTCTTAGTTTAATTTGTTTTGTTTACTGGTGTTCTTTCTTTTGTATGGGTTTAGGGGTTTTATTTAGTTATTGTTAAGTCGCTTATACTGTTTATCTCTATTTGCTCAAAGTGTTTATAGAGCTTTAAAATAGCTTTATTTATATCTGGTGCCTTTATAGTCCTTTGATAATTTCGGGCTATTTTCTTTTTGGCTTCAAAGTTTATATAATATATTCTTTCTATTGGTTGTATCATGGTTTTAATTGTTTTAAAGGGTTTAAAATTGTTTAACTGTTATTGCTTCAATATTTGGGTGTTCGCCTTTTATAGCTTTCAATAGCTCTTTTTCTAATTCATAAGCTGTAAAACTATCATTTAGAAAATACGCTATTTCGCCTTTGTCCGTTTTATAAGGGCTCAAAATATCTATTGTAAAGTATATTGTGCTGTTAAGATAATGAAAAAGCGTTTTTCTTATTTTATTTTGTTTCTGGTTCATATCTTAGAAATTAAGGCTTTTAGCAATTTTATTAATTTCTTTCATTTCTATTTTATGGCAACCTATTTCAATAAATTCCTTTTGTAAATTCTTTACTTTATAATCTAAGATTTTAAGATTATCCAATATTTCGGTGTTTAATTCCTTAGTGTTTAATGCTGTTTTAATTGCTTTATAAAACAAAAGGGCCAATTTTACGGGTATTTCTATTCGTTGGCTGGTTTCTATTCTTTCAGTTACTGTATTATAGCGTAAATATGAAAATTTACTGTAAAGATTAAAACGCTCAAAGGCCCTAAATTTCTTTAATTGCTTTTTTGTTTCTTGTTCTTGCTCTTTCTCTTTCTTTGCTTCAATTTCGGCTTTAATTGCTTTTTCTTTTTCAACGATTTCGATTATTTCGGCTTTGCTGGTTATATCTAATTTTAGGCTTATTGCTTGTGGTATTTCTACCTCCATAAAGTTACAATATTCTAAAATTTGAGCTTTTAGGTGGGTAAGTTCAAAAAGATATTTTGAAGGCTTTTTGGCTTTTGCTAAGCTTGTATAAATACAGTCTATTTTTCTATTCCAATATAGTATATTTTCATTTGCAGTATTTTCGGGGTTATTGCAAAAAATCATATTTTCTTTATTAGGTATAGAGCTCCATACCTTGTTAATATGCTTTGCTGTTGTATTGCTATATTTACGAGTAGTAAACAAAATTTTATTTTCGCCTTTGCTGTTTGTAGCGTGTTTCGCTATGGGAAAATGCGAACCATACGAATAGATTGTAGGGCCATAAAAATAGAAGCTTCTATTTGGGGTGTAGGCTTCATTTTGTTGCTGGTGTGCCCATGTGTGTGCTACATTGTCGGCGTTTAAAACTTTTTTCATTTTTAAGGGGTTTTTAAGTGTTTAAAATTTAGTTAATTAATTTAGTTAATTGTGCAAAGGAACATGAGGCCCAAAACGGTTATAAGCATTAAAACGATATAAGCAGCGAAGTCTTTTAGTATATCGTTTATTTCTTCTTCCGAAATTCCTTTATACTGGTTTTGTGGGTTTGTTTTTAACTTGTTCATGGTTTTACTGGTTCTAAGGGTTTAAAATTTGGTTTAAATTGTTTCAATAATTAGGTTTTGAATACTATCGAAGCTTTCGTAAAATTTACGCTGTTCGTTTTCATTATTTACTACCGTTTCGTAAAAATAAGAAGCTAAAAATAAATCTCTTTTATCAGCATCTTGAGGGAATACAGTTATTTTATAGGTAACTGGAAATTTATTGATTGAATTATTCATGGTTTTAGGGTTTTAGGGTTTTAGATTGATTTATTAAAATTTTCGATAATTAAAAAGGATATTATAAAGCCAATTAAACAAATAATAAATAAAAATGAGGCTTGTATAAAATTAACATTATTTAAATTTGTGCCTATATAAAGGCAGCCAATAACTTCAAAAAGGCAAAGAGCTAAAATAATTAATTTTAAGATTTTCATGGTTTTACTGGTTTTTAGGGTTTTAGATTTGGTTTGAATTTCTAAGTCTTACAATTTCGTTGTATCTTATAGCTATATTTAAATGCCCTATAAATAGCTCGTATCTAAATAAACTTATTTTCTTTTGCGAATAATCATTATTCAAAATATCAAGTATTTCTAAAAGTGTTTTAGTCTTATTTACTTCATTAATTAAAGCAAAATAATCAACTGGAGTTTCTAAATAACTAACATTAATGCTGTTTTCATCTATTGAATTATTCATGTTTTTGGGCCGTGGGGTTTATTACGGTATACAATAATAGTTAAGTATTTTATATTAGTAAAATTTATTTGCAATTTAGAACCGTTCTAAATAACAAATTTATTTTAATCTATTTTGCATGTTCGAAAATGTTTATACCTTTGCCGAATAATTGAAACCTAAAATAAAGCCAAAAAAGGCAATTTTAGCCAAAATTTAAACTATTAAATACTAAAAAACTGCATTAATTTATTTTGGCCCTACGGTCAATAAAATAAAATGCTAAAAGTTTTAGTAATTTTAATTGTATGCTAAAAGTTTGAGTAATTTTGCTAAAAATATTAGCAATGTCCTAAATTTAGGTCAAGTGTACTATTTTGAGTACATTTGCTAAAAGTTTTAGTAATCGTGCTAAAGAATTTAGCAATCGAATTTAGGGTTAAAATAGGCCCTCCCCGTTTTTTTGAACCAAAACGAGTACGAGGCTTTTTAGATAAAATTGAGTACCGAAGTTTTTTAGATTTACTCCAGAGTTTTTTAAATAGGGGACAAAGATTTTTAATTATCTGCCTTGTCTATTGTATTTCTTTTTTTGTTTATTCTTCGCCTTAGATGCCTTGCCACCTTTTCTTTTACCGAAGTTTACTTTAATTACTTTTGATACTGCTTTTGCCATACCCAAATATAGCAATTTTTACTCTATTTTTTTAATCAATAGCTTACTATAAAACAATTCAAATGTTATCCCCCAAATACAATTAAATAAGATTAGGTCTATTAAGCCAAATAAGGGCTTGTAACAGACTATCGCTGATGAAATGAACACTATCATCAAAGCCTTAGCTAAATGCCACCCATCGGTCATAAATGATAGCATAGAGCTTGATAGAAAGAACTTCTCTCCATTAGCTTTATCGCCCCAAGACCATTTGTTTCTCCAACTGATATTCCAGTCCCAAAATTGTTTGTTCTTAAAGTTTCCAAATATAGAAACATAGTACCTTGTTGATAGCACATCCATAACTGCATTGCAAATCGCTGCAAGTATTAAAAATATAATTGTCATCATTGGAATTTAATTAAGTCTTTTATTTTTACGGAGTAACTATCTGCTCTAAAATTAAAGTTAGGGCCATCTGGTTGTCCTTTCTTTGCAAAGGTAGCAATTTTATAGAAATCAAACCTCCTTAAATAACCAAGTAAATAACATAGTTTGAAATCATCTGTTACTATGGTAAAGAAGTAATAGTCGCACATCTGCTTCATACTTGTAGCAAATATGTTTACATTATAATCTTCACTTATTGGTAGATTGGAAGCTTTTTTGGTCTTTATCTCTATTCTTTTGCCGTTGATTAGTAAATCATAATCAAATGTATTTTCAAGCTTTACATCAAATCTATCTTTCCAATATGTATTTTTAAAGTAATCAAAAACCATTACTTCTCCTATTGCCCCATAGATATTAGACTTGCCTTCTGTAACGGAGTTTTTAAGAGCATTAAACTGATACATTTCTTTGGCTCTTTGTAGTTCCTCTGGAGTTATTTCTAACTTAATCATAAGCCTAATTTTTGTTTAATGACTATAAATTCTTTAATGTCAAACTTATCCTTTAACCTCCAGTTCTTTCTTCCACCATAATAAGAATCCTTTACCCTTTTTTCGTATTCGAGTATGGTAGGGTTTTCTTTGGCTATTATTCTGGTGCTGGTTATAAAGCCATTTACTCTTATTATTACCTCGTAGAAGTTAATCATCAGATTCATCTATACAATCCATTAAAAATTTAAGTATTGATTTTTTCTTGTCCATATCTATATTATTGTAATATATTATAGTTTCATCTAACTCATCTACTGAAAAAGAAGATATTTCTGTATCTGGTGCATAACCCCAATTAACTAAATCTTCATCAACATAAGATTGAATTTCTCCTATATCCTCAAATAAATGTGCATATTTAAACTCTACTGCAAATCCACATAATTTTGCCATATTCTGATGGATTGTAATTTGATGGTTTTTGTAATGATAAATTGCTCTAATAAGTTTTGCTTTCATATTGTTTGTTTTAAATAAATTCTATTTCTAAATCATCGTTAGGGCTTGGTATAGATATATTAAGGAACTCTGCCCCCCATATCTGCACCTCTGCTATGAAATCTGTAAACTCTTGAGTGCTTAGCTCACTTGTACTCTTAAAGCTTTCTATATGCTCTCCCATTATGTTTTGGATGTCATATCTTAAAAACTTTACTTTGATAATATTGTGAGCATCATCCCTTGTGCGAATTTCATTGAATCCAGCATCTCTAAGGCCAAGTAATACATTAGGTACTACGATAGCCCAGTAATATCTATTTTGTCCGTTAGAACGCATCCTTTTCTTCTTTTTGATACATAAAACATAATCAATCCCTTCTTGTAAGGTATCAATCTCTGCATTTAGTAAATCTCTATTCTTTACTATTAGCTTTCCTTTTTCTTTGTAGCAGTTATATTCTATGTTCATATTTAATTAAACTGATTAACATCTAAATAAACTTTATAATATTCGCCATTATTACTAAACTCTAAGTAAGCTTCTATAAACTTACCACCAATCCATCCTTTTTGATGTTTTATTTTGTTAATAATATCATTGGCTGTTGTTTCAAAAATATCGTGCCAAGTAGTAATATCTCCATTTGATAATTCGTAAACAAATTTTATTCCGATTGCTTTCATATTTTAACTGCTAAATTCTTTAATCTTTTCTAATAACCAATCTTTGGTAACTTTAAACTCTTTGTTCTTTTTTTGCTCTAAAGCCATAAATTCAAATGGCCCTATCTCGTTGTAAAGCTTCATTGTATATACTATGTAATTACCGTGTTTAAAAACATTGCATCCAGCACATTGATTGCGAACATTATCCAAATCCCATCTAACTGATAAATGGCTTCTACTATGAAAGTGTCCACATTGCATTGTTTTAACTGTTCCATACTTACCACAAGTGTAACATTCTGTATTACCAGAGGAATCAGAATAAAAGTTTCTTGCATAAATACTAAAAACCGTATCAAGTTTCTTCTTTAAGGATGTTATTGTTTCCTTATTTTCTTTCTTTTCTTTGTTAGGCTTCTTCCCTATAAGATACTTTTGTGGATTCTCTATGATGTCGCAAGTTTTACACAATCCCTTTGCAAAGATTGGCTTTTCTTTTAAACATCGTTTACAGCTCTTTTTCTTCATTGTATCTAAATTCTAAGTATTCGTTTATCCCAAGCATCTTTCCATTTATTTCTAAGAAGCCAGAACAATGGCCAACTTTCTTTTTAAACTCCGAAATATACTTGTTCATTTGCTTTTGTTGCTCTCGCATCTCTGGTATCTCATCACTAAAGTTCATTCGCTTAACTTTCTTCTCTTGCAACTGCTTCTTAAAGTCATCAATTAAAGCTTGAGTTTCTGGGCTTATAGGAGTTCTTGATTCCTTCTCCATTGCTACTCTGTTTATCTCCTTGCTTACCTCTACTCTTTCATCGCAATACTGGCCTAACATTTGAAAGAATGTAGGTGTATCAAAACTACCATAAATCTTACCATACTTACCCATTCTCGCATTCTTTAAGAACATTGCAAAATCTTCATACTTTAACCAATAATAGTCTGTTAGCAGAATGTTTACGCAAGTCTTAATTTCCTCATCAGTTAGGTTCTTTGAATCATCTATTTTGTAAATAGAACTAAACTCAATCATAAAAGCTGATAGGTTTATTTGAAGGCTTTTAGCATCCTCCTTCTTCAATAAGGCTATTGGTAGTGAATTGCATTCTATTATCTTCGCTACCGATAATTCTTTGGAGTCTTGATATTTTACTAACTGGCTCATTGTTAATTGATTTTAAGTAAGTTATTTCTTTTTGTTTTGAATCCGAGAATATTAAACCTTGATAATTCCCAGAGATTGCACTTTCTATTAATACTTTTTGATATGGTGGTTGAAACTCTGCAAGTTTCTTAATTGATAGCCTTATTGCTGTTTCTGGCTTACTTACCCATTTAGGCATCGTTACCAGTTGTAGGAATAATTCTATCACTTCTATGCTTAGATTGTACTCATAGCATATATTTAATGCTATAGCTTGTACTCTTTCTTCCTTTCTCATATAATATTATTATAACGATGGATTAAACTTATTTGCTCTTTTAGATTATCTATTACTCCTTGCATAAGTTTTTCTTTTTCATCTTGTATAGATAATACCTTTTCCAATTTCTCAATGATTTCTTTTTGCTTTTCTATAAGCTCATCTCTTTTATCTATCATCATATTGCAGTTGCTAAAGTTTCTATTGGTAAAACGGTTTCTCCTCTTAATAAATCTCTGTATTTCTTTTCAAGCTTATTCTTGTAATAAGAATCAATCTCTGTATAGCCTTGTATAGTTTCTCTATGGTAAATAACAGTTGCGTGGTCGCACTTTAATACTCTTGAGATTTCTACTACTCCATAACCAAGTTCAGTTAATACATAAATGGCTTCTTGTTTAGGCTTAACAAACTTTGCAAATCTTCTTTTCCCAAATATTTCTTCTGGTAATAATCCATGTAACAAAGCTATCTTATTAAAGACATCAATAATAACATCTTTTCTATTAACCCTTACTCCCTTTGGAACAACAATATACTTTTTCTCTATCTGCTCCAGTCTTTCCTTATCAAGCTCTAAGCCCAAATCAAGAAATAATCTTTCGATACTTAGCATAAGTTATATTTAACCCACCATTTACCCTCACTTTTAACTTGCTCACTTTGGATAGTTAATCCATCTTTCCTTAAACAAAGGATATAGTGGGCTAACCTTGTAATGTGATATGTTTGTATAGCTTCCCAGCTTGTAATTGATTTGTGAGCTTCTAAATGCTCTCTAACCATTTGTAATTGTGTTTTCTGTTTCATTGTTTTAAGATAAATAGTTTAAAATATAAGCCTACCACAACTTATATTAGGTCAAGTAAAACCCCTTCTACTTTTTAATCATGTTATATAAAAAAACTGACCTTATGCGAAAAGAACGATTGGTAGAGCATTTCCTTTAATGTTTAGAATGGCAAAGCATCCTCGTTAGCATCCGTTGCCTTAGTTTTAGGCACATAAGTGTTTTCTACTACGGATAAGTCATTACCGAATTGGTCTGCTTCTCTCCTTTTTGAAACTGTTACACGAATGTAACCTTTTGCACTTCTTGGTAACTTGTTAAGTTGCTCAATGTTTAAACTTAACTCTTGTACTTCTCCGAATTGTAGGCTCTTGGTCTTACCACTTCCTACATAGTTTTTCTTGTTCTCCACTTTGTTATTTATTTATTTTACCTAATTTTTTTTTTACTTCACTATCAAACTCCTCTAACCA